AGCTTCCCAAGCTGAGGGTCGCGGGTTCGAGTCCCGTTTTCCGCTCTCTTGAAAATCAAGCAGTTACAAATAAAGTAGCTGCTTATTTTTTTATATATGCTGAATAACATTCCGCTTTTAGACCCTTTTAAACCCTTTTAATCTTATCTTTGTATGCAAATTCTATGCAAATTTTCAGATTTGCATAAACTAAAAACATAGATATATGGCAACGGTTAAATTCTACCTTGATAAAAGAAGGCAAAAAAAAGATGGTACTTATCCGATAAAGTTGAATGTATTCCACAACAAACAAATAATGATAGCTACGCAGCTAAGTGCATCGGAAAAAGAATGGAATGGGAATGAATATTCTGTGCGTGCACAAAATTACAAGCCGAGGAATATAGTTGCCCGTGGAATAATAAACAAGGCGGAAACAGTAATATTTACTTTAGAGCAACAAGAAAAGTTGAAATCAACTACAGACAAAGCTTTGAAGAAGTTGATAGAGGACGCTATAAGTAGCAAGGTTGAAAATCAAAAGACGTTTCTCTATTATCTTGATGAATTCGTTTCCAAGAAAACCAATCAGGGGACTAAGTCTATATATACAACCACAAGAAACAAGATTGAGGAATACGATAGTTATTGTACTTTTGAGAGCATGGATAAGTCATGGCTGGAAAACTTTGAAGCATGGATGGCAAAGACGATGAAGGTTAATGCCTACGCTATTCATTTACGGAACATACGTAGTGTATTCAACTACGCCATTGATGAGGAGTACACAACATTGTATCCATTCAGAAGGTTTTCAATAAAGAAAGAGGAAACCCGAAAACGCAGCCTTACAGCAGAACAACTTAGGTTATTGAGAGATTACCCATGTGAGGAATACCAGATTAGATATAGGGATATGTTCATGCTCATGTTCTATCTCATAGGAGTAAATGCAGCCGATTTGTTCAACGCAAAACATTCTGCATTGGTAAATGGTCGTTTTGAATATAAAAGAGCTAAGACGGGGAAATTATACAGTATTAAAGTAGAACCGGAAGCGCAGGCTATAATTGAGAAATACAAAGGGAAGGATTATCTTCTTAATATAATGGATGACTACGGAAATTACAAGGATTTCCTACATCGTATGGGAATAGGGTTAAAACAGATTGGAGAGACAGAAAGGAAGGGATTGGGAGGGAAAAAGAGTAGAAATCCTTTATTCCCTGATTTGTCCTCATATTGGGCAAGACACACATGGGCCACGGTAGCGGCAGAACTCGATGTCCCCAAAGAGGTAATCGCCCACGCGCTTGGGCATAGTTGGGCGAACAGTACAACAACCGACATCTATATCCGTTTCGATATGAAAAAAGTGGATGAAGCGAATAGAAAGGTTATTGATTTCGTGAACAATATCAATATGTAAATATATCATTATAAATACAATAAAATGTTAATATAAAGATATACTTCTATATCTATAATATATTGATTATTAGATGGTAATGTGTATATCATTTTTATTATATCATCCTTTTAGGCGTTCTTGCTCCCTTTTAGCCCCTTTTAGCGACAGAATGAAAAGTAAATATTAAAGATTGTTCCTTTTCTCCGATTGTGCAAAAAAACATTCCTACTTTTACCCGTGTAACAAGTACGGGATGTTACCAGACATTGATTAAACATTCTCCTTATGGAGGTTATATATGATTGCCTCGTAGTAGCTCGTACCTATTACGGGGCTTTCTATTTAAAGCCAGTATACAATCGGTCATGACGCTGTGTGTGCACCTCTGACCGATGAAGGAACCTTGTAGAGGGCTGTGAAAACGGGGCGGGAAACCGCAGGAAGTACGATGCAAGGAAGCACTTAGAGGATGCTTGTACGGGTGTCACCCCACCTAAAACCTCGAAGCGGATGCAGGTTGATGTCATTCGCCCCTTGAAAGGCTCGGTCGTTATACGGGAGTTTGGAACCATTCAAGAGGAAAGTCCGTTGGCCGTTTGGCTCAATACGTTCAGGTGAAATCGGACTGCCAAATCGCCTAAAGGACACTCTATACCCACGTGGCTGGTGTTGCCGGGAATTTGGGTTGAGTGTATAACCAATAAGCCATGATTAAGAACATTAAAATATGCGCTATAATTGCAATATATTTTTATTATCTTTGCAAAAGCATGTCAAGTGGCATGCTTCCCATACTAACGAAAAGACATGAAAGGACTTACAATCAAACAAGAGAATTTTTGCAACTACTACATCGAAAGCGGTAATACTTCCGATGCCTATCGTCGTGCCTATTCGTGCGAGAAGATGAAAGATAAACAAGTGTGGGAAGAATCTTGCAAGTTGTTGTCCAACCCAAAGGTAGCCCAAAGGGTCAAAGAGTTGCAGGAGGAACAAAAAAACAAATCGGATATAACTAAAGAACGCATTCTACAAGAATTGTCCGGTATAGCTTTCTCATCCATTGCCAGCATGCACAACACATGGATAGAGCGTAAAGAATTTGATGAACTCTCTGACAAAGAGAAATCAGCAATAAAAAGCATATCCACCAAAATATTGAAAAAAAATATCGGAACAAGTGATGCTCCGGAAATTGTAGATGTTGAATATGTGAAGATAGAACTTTATGATAAGATAAAGGCTATTGAGCGTATATGTAAAATGCTTGGGTTTGATGAGCCTACCGAAATAGAGATGAATACCAGCAAACCCATAAGTGTCGAGGATGCAAAGAAACTGATAGAAAGGCTATGATGGACGGTGTACGGTATCTACAAGCATTTTGTATGTCGGGCGTTCTCAATTACACAAAATTTTTCTTTAAAAGTAAAACAGGGCGCAAATTTGTGGTGAGCAGACACCATGAACGCATATGTAATGCGTTGGATGATGTTATTTCCGGAAAAATTCAAAAACTGATAATCAATATTGCACCACGATATGGAAAGACCGAATTAGCCGTAAAGAACTTTATATCATACGGATTGGCACTCAACCCTTCCTCAAAGTTTGTCCATCTCTCATATTCTGACGATTTGGCTCACGATAATTCAGAAGAGATTAGAGACATAGTTAAATCAGAAGAGTATCAACAGTTGTTCCCGTATGTCCAGATAAAGAGAGGAACAGACAGCAAAAAGAAGTGGAGTACCACAGCTGGCGGTGGTGTATATGCGGTGTCAACAGGTGGACAGATAACGGGATTTGGCGCTGGAGAGGTGGACGATATAGATGATAAAGAAACAGAAAAAGAAATAGATAGCATATTAAAGGGGGCAAGGTTTTCCGGCGCCATTGTCATAGACGACCCTATTAAGCCGGAGGACGCTTTGTCTGACGTGAAAAGGGAAAAGGTTAACCAACGCTTTGAAACTACTATCCGTAACCGAGTGAACAGCCGAAACACCCCGATTGTAATAATCATGCAGCGCCTGCATGAGAATGATTTGTGCGGCTATCTTATGAAAACAGAGCCAGGGCAATGGACTGTTCTTTCATTGCCGGTCATAGAAAAAGAAGCGGACGGGAAAGAATTTCCTTTGTGGGAATTTAAACACACATTGGATGAATTGCATAATCTTAATAGAATAAATCCATTCGTCTTTGAAACACAATATATGCAGAACCCTACACCTATAGAAGGTCTTATGTACGGTACATTCAAGACTTATAGGGAAATACCATATACCAACCGTGCCATTCGGAAAAATTATACCGATACCGCAGATACGGGCAGTGACAGATTATGTTCCATAGATTATGTGGATACAGAAATAGGCAACTTTATTTTAAGCATACTGTATACGGACGCTCCTATGGAGGTTACGGAGCCGAAAGTTGCAACCATGCTTGCTAAGGACGGAATAACCGTGGCTAATATCGAAAGCAATAACGGTGGACGTGGTTTTGCCCGAAACGTAGAGCGGCAATCACGCATAATGGGCAATAATGAAACAGAAATAAAATGGTTTCATCAGTCGGGGAATAAGGAAGTTCGAATATTTACCCGCTCCGCTGAGGTTATGAATCTTACATATATGCCGGAAGGTTGGGAAGTGCTCTTTCCTGAATTTTATGCAGAGATAAAATCTTTTAGGAAGTTCGGGAAAAACGCACATGATGATGGGGCAGATGCTCTTACCGGAACCGTAGAAAAACGCGGAGATTTTGAATATGACAGCTATGAGGCTGCGACAGTCGCGTTTTCCGGCATTCCAATTGTAGAAATACATCCACTGCTTAATGGGCGTTTTCTGTATGCGAAAGCGTATGTTGTACATGATACAATATATGTGGACGATGCGTATATAGGAGAATTGATTCCCATCAAAGAAATCGCCGCGCTGGTCGCTGGTGCCGATGTAAACATTGAGACTTCGCAGGCGATGCTTCATTATATACGCGATTATAGGGCTGAAATAGGTGATGTGTGGGCAAGGCAAGAAAATACAGGGAAACTTTCTTATATTGAAGCATTTAAGGGGCTAATTCGAGATTTTAAATTCAAGAGAGATAATAAAATGTCCTTATTTATGCGTAATCTAATGGACTATGACGGCAAAGATGTCTATGAAGCAATGTATGTATTGTGTTGTATAGCGGATAGAGTAAAAAGAAAATCAAAAAAATAATCATAAAAATGATGTTTGTTATTTGGAATTAGTCTAAATAATATATATATTTGCACACGTAGGGTCACTACAAGCGTGTGAAGTTGCACGCAACCGTATTAATGGACTAAAACACTAAATATATGGGAGTGGCCGCATTTATTTGCTGTCACTCCTGCTTTGTATATGGGCATATTTACTAAATTTTGGAAGCCAGAGAATAAAAAGTCTATTCCGATGTATGATAATGTAAATCGGGTAGAAAGAGATGCAGTAGGAAACTACTGGTTTTTGTCCGATTTGTTCGGAAGGCGTTCCAAATGGAAAGTGTATTATGACATGACTAACAATTTGGATAAAGCCGGAGCGCTTGTTTCCTGTACGCCTTTCTTCACTGTAGTTGATAAAATCGGCTCTATGATGTCCCGTGGTATTCCTTATGTGGTAGATAAGGATGGAAATGAAAAAAGGACATTTGCCGATATACGTAATATACTCAACGCTCCCAATCCGCTGCAAACATTCTCTTCATTTATAAAGCAAATTGAAATATGTCTTAAGGTATTCGGCTATTGTCCAATTGTTCTTGTTAGAGCGACAAAAACAAGCACTCCTAAGGCAATGTGGATAATTCCACCTGAGATTTTCCATATGGAAGGAACCGGTAAGGTGTTTCGCCAATACGAACTGAAAAATATTATATCAAGTGTATATATAGACTGTAACGGAACTCGATTAGAGTTGGAGGACTATGAATATCTTGTAATATATGACAGCAATATAGTAATAAATAGCGGTGCGACTGCTGATGTCAAATTTGAGTCCGTTTCAGATAGCCTTTCCCAGCCTATATCAAACTGGGTAGCTTCTATGTCTGCAAGCCATACATTGCTTGTAAATGGTGGTCCTAAAGGCGTGCTCTATAATGATTATACTGACCAGATGGGAAATGTTGCCCTTTCCTCGGAAGATGAAAAGGATATAAAGGACAGATTTAAACGTGATTATGGCTTAGTAAACAAGGAATATCCCATTTTGGTGACACGTTACAAATTAGGATGGCTTCCTCTTGATTTTAATGCTGATGAATTAAAACTTCATGAAGAGGATAAGAGGTGTACAGATAAGATTGCCAATGCAATGGGCATAAATGCCAATCTTTTTACGGATGCCAAATACGACAACCTTGAAAGTGCCGGGAAAAAGGCTTATCAGGACGTAATCATTCCAGATAGCCGAAAGATAGCAGAATGTCTTTCAAAAGCCATATGTCCGGAAGGTGTTTTTATTAAGATTGATTTTACAGATGTTGAATGCCTTCAAACCAATAAGGAGACAGAAGCCAATACATTGGTTAAAGTTGCTAATGCCTTACAGAGATTGATAGATAAGTCTTTGATAACACATGATGAGGCACGTATAGAAGTTGCAAGATACATAGATATTGACCCGGATAATCCAAAAGGAGATTTTGATAGCAATGCAGCAAGCAGTGCATCTGTTGAAAATAACGTCAATAACAGTAAGGAAAATGGAAACAATGACAAATAAATACAAAGATAAGATGGGGATGCAGTATAAATTGTTCTCCATAAACTCAAAGGATGTCCAATACAGCCCCGAAAGCCGGACTATCAGCGGATACGCTGCTGTATTCGGAAACGTGGATAAGGCTCATGATATTCTATTGAAAGGTTGCTTTTCAAAAAGTATCAATGAAAGAGGGCCGCAAAGCCAGGCAAATGACAAAATTATACTCCTTTGGATGCACGACATGTCAGAGCCTTTGGGATTTATTACAGAATTGAAAGAAGATGATAGAGGGCTTTATTTTGAGGCGCGCATTGATGAGATTGAACTTGGAGATAGGGCCATAAAACAACTTGAGTCAGGCACGCTTAATCAATTCTCTATTGGCTATGAGTATGTATGGGAGAATTGCGAATGGGATTACGAAAAAGAAGCCCTGATTGTTAGAGAGGTTAAGCTGTATGAAATATCGGTAGTATCAATTGGCTGTAATGGAGAAACTGAGTATTTGGGGTTGAAGTCAATTGAAGACTACGAAAACGCTTATAAGGATTTAAGCGGTGAAATTTCCTTGTTATGTAAAAATATGAGTACAACCAAGCAACAGCGTTTGCAAAAAATTATAGCCAAAGCAATGTCACTTGCATCTTTTAGGCCGGACGGTGTTATACCTGCTCCACCCAAAGGGATGGAAGCCGGCAGTAATGGCAAAACGGAAGAAAAATCATTATGTAATTTATTAAAACTAAAATCGGTATGAAATTAGGATTTTTAGAACTTATGGACACATCCGGCTTGTCCGAAGAAAACAAGAAGTTTTTTGAATCTTTGGACGAAAAAATGGGAGAAGCCTTTGAAAAACAAGTGAAAGGTTATCTTGCGGATGAAGTGAAATTGGAAGATTTGCGTAAATCCATAAAGGATGCCGCTGATTCCATAAATGACATCAAGGAAAAGGATTTTGCCGGCATTGACAAAAAGACTTTTGAGGAGAAGGTTAATGAATTGGAGAATGCCATTTTACGTGTAAAGGCTTCTACCGAAGTAGGTAAAAACGGGGAGGTAAAGATTAAATCTGTTTATGAGCAGCTACACGAACAGCTCAAGGAGTATATTGCTGCGGACAAGAAGGGCGTTATGTCTCTTGATTTGAAATCGGCTTGTCAGTCGGCTCCCGGCAATAAGTTGGGATTAAATCTTGTGCTGGAAAAGAAAGACGCTGCAACTATTACTTCCGGGTCCCTTGCTCCGCATTACGGACTTGAGGTTGACCCAAATTTATCAGTCAATCCGAGAGCGCAAACCGTCATTAGAAAATATGCAAATGTATCAAGCACAAATAATAGGGCTTTGGTTTATGCGGAATATACAAGCAAGGACGGAGATGCTGCATGGGTTCCTGAAGGTGGGCTAAAGCCTTTGATGGATGCGACATTGACAGAAAAAACAATAACCGTTGCCAAAGTGGCTATTGCTGCTAAATTTACAGAGGAAACGCTGTCGGATTTTCCCAGCTTCGTCAATGAAGTTAAAACGGAAATGGTAAATAAACTTGGAATCAAAGAAGAGCAGGGAATTTTGTCAGGCAATGGCTCTGATGGAGAAATGAAAGGCGTTGCATCGGATATGCCGGCATTCTCTCTCTCTACTTTCTATGTTGAGAAGCCAAATATGTTTGATGCTCTTGTGGCTGCATATTCGCAAATTGTATCCACCAGCGAAATGGCTTATCGTCCGAACCTTGTACTGATGAACCCATTGGATTACGCGTCCATGCAGTTGGCTAAGGATGCTAACGGTCAATATCTCCGCCCATTCCGATATGGAGATGAATTGATTCAGGGATTGCGTGTAGAAACGACCACAGCAGTAAAACAAGGAGATTTCATCATGGGTGATTTCTCATACTTGAACATTCGTGACTTGTGGGAATTGTCTATTACCTTAGGATGGGAGAATGACGATTTCCGCAAGAATATCGTGACTGTAATCGCAGAGAAGAGGCTGATGTGTTATATCAAGTCGCAATATAAGACCGCATTTGTAAAGGACACATTCTCTACTGTAATAGAAGGTATCACTCAAGAAGCATAAGGAGAATAATTATGGGAAAAGAATATAGAATAAACCTGACTAAGCGTTATAACGTAACATTTGTCAAGGATGGTGTGAAGTATAAAACAGGCGATGAAGTTTCAGTCGGAATGGCTCTTGCGAGCAAGTTTTATGCCGAGGGTAAAATTGAAGCGACAAACGAACTGATTAATGATGCCAGAGCGTTGGGTTGCGAGGAGTTGTTCACTAAACGTAAATCTGCGAAAAAAGATACGGTATGATAATTGACTACGAATCTTTCACCGGGTTGCTGAGTGTCGGGATAAATCCTGACACTGGCGCTCCCTCTATAACAAGAGATGCGGAGTTGGGCAAAATAGAATCATATATTTCCGTATATGAACAGGAATATTTGATTCGTATACTTGGTGAGGATATGTGTAAGGCTTTTACCGATTATCTTAACTCAAAAGAAGATAGCGTTGATGATAAATGGGATAGGCTGCTTGCTATTTTATCAGAAAAATACAGCCCTATTGCTTGCTATATATTTTTCAAGTATATAGCGGACGGTAATTACAGCGTAACAAATGTGGGAACAGTAACTTCTGCCGATGGAGATGCTGTTTCTCCACAAGTTTTGCAAATTAGGGCATGGAATGATATGGTAAATATGAACAAGCGTGTTTATAAACTTTTGCAAGGAAAGGAATATGCTGGTGTATGTTTCAATCCATGTATGTTACGTAAAATAAACTGTATGGGAATATGAAGCCGGTAAATGATATATTTGCGGACATTGTAAAAAAGGTATCGAAAAGATACGGAAGCAATGTGTCGTTTTTATTCGGAGACTGGGCCTACATAAGCAATCAATTAACTTTATGGGGTAAAAGTCCCAAGACAAGTAAATTAAAGTTTCCTATAATATGTCTTTATTCTCCGTTCACGGAAGATAGAAGTTCTGCCGAGACAGAGGTTAGCCTGGAGTTTATTATTATGGTAAACACTTTGAAAGGGTATTCGAATGAAGACCGGCAAAAAACTTCCTTTGAGCAGGTATTGCGACCTATATACAATCTTTTCTTGGATGAAATCAAGAAAGACATAAACATTGTCCGTAGTTACAATGATGTGGTTCCACATTCCTACATTGAAAACTACAGATATGGCAGGGTTGGAGTTATAGGAGAAGACGGGAAGCCATTCAGTGATTTTATTGATGCTATCGAGATGAAAAATGTAAATTTAACCATTAAAGAAGTAAAATGTTATGGCAACAGATTATAGAAAGTGTCCGGGCGTTGCAACTTTTAATACGGGTAGCTCCGTGTGTGTGCTTGACCCCGGTAAAATAAAAGCTATCATACTGACTATTCACGGTCATAAGATACCTACAGAGAAAACAGCGGAAGCCTTTGAAAAGGCTTGCCATGCAGACCGTCCGGGAAGAATATTCCCTATCAAAACGATTGTAGAATATGCACCTTCCGGTGGAGAGGCACAAACTTCTGCTATGGGATACGGTCCTACTAAAATCACAAGTTATTCAGCTAAAAATGATGTATGGACTTTGCAGGACTACGATGCCAGCTTGAAAGCAAACATCATGGTGGCAAAGAATGTGGCATTTGATGCTTATTTTGTAGATGAGAACAACGTCATTTACGGAATGAATGACGGTACGAAAGATTTGGCGGGCATTCCACTGTCCGGCGTTTATCCGGGCGGTCAGGATTGGGATTCTTCCGGTACAGAGGCCAACTTGACTATCGCAACCATGTTCAAGGATTACGAGAAATATATCAAGAATGCGGATGTGAGAGCTTATGATTTTGATGTCGTTGACGCATTGAAAGGGTTGGTTTATGTCGATTTGGTATCAACGGAATCAAACAAGTATAAATTGATTGAGCACTTCGGAAATTTGGATATTACGGAGTATTACGGTGAATTACTGGCAAAGAATGCAGAAAAAGCGTTGGACGGGGCGACAAGTGCTTCTTATGCTAACGGGGTCATTACTACCGTTGGCGAGGACACCGTTACCCTTGCATCTCCCTCTGTATTGCAAGAAGCCGGAATTACAGGTATTGAGGCTTGGACATGATAGTAGAAGGTGTAACATTCAATGAAGAGAGGGTGAGAAATATGAAGAAGAGGGACTTCATAAACACACATAAGAATGTGTTTTTTCTTGACCGACCGCCCGAAGAAAGGGAGAAAACCCTTTCGTCCATCTACGATGATATAGCATCTTCCGGTGCGGCAAGACAGAAAAAAGATGATTGTATATTATGATGGTGGTATCGTTTAATTAGGGGCGTTCATTCGCCCCTAAATTGTCTTGACTATGGCTAACATTATTGAAGCAGAAGAAAATTTCAGACGGTTTGCTACCGGATTTGAACCGATGATACGGGATATTATGGTAAAAAACAGAGAAGAAGTTTCCCAATATATTGTAGAACAACTATGGTCAGGTATTAACGGAAATGACAAACCGTTACGCCCTACTTACCTTAATGACCCGTACTTCAACACCAAAGAAGCAGGGTATTGGTATAAGAACGCCAAAGGCTATGCTGCTTTCAAGCAAAGGGTAGCCCCGCTTATGTATTCTTCGCTGATAAACGCTCCTGTAAGTTCAAAAGGAACGCCAAACCTGATAATTACGGGTGAATTTCACGATTCTATTACAGCCGTACCGATAGATAAGGGACTGAGGATTGAAAGTGTGGGGATAAGCTTTAGCGGTGATATAGAAAAGAAATACGGACAGGCGATTTACAAGGTCGGTTCTTATGCGAGAAAGGCATTCATGGAAAGGCATATAAAGCAAGGTATTGCGGATTATTTTAGAAAATTCGGTTTATAATGGGATGTGCGTGTGAAAACAAAAAGAGAATGGCAGATATAGCTAAGATGCGTTCGCTTGCAAGAAAAGCCGCAAAGATGGAGGGGAAAGTATATATCCTTTATGAGAAAGACGGGGTTTTCAATTTTTGCCCAAGAGGCGAAATGTTCAACGGGAAACTGATTGAATATGTTTGGTTCTGATATTAAAAAAAGAACACTGTTTTTTGTATAACCCCTGTAATTTTTCTGCCTTTAAATTGAAAAATATTAAAAACAGAACAAAGGCGGGAGTTATCCCGCCTTATACAATCATTTCCTGGTTATTATACTCATGTGTGGGTATTTGGTTTCATGAATTGTCGGCTTCTTGGGCTTTTCTCCTTTGAGTTCTGCAAGTTCCGCCTTGACTTCCTTAAGCTCGTTCAATAAATCCGTATATCCTTCCGTCAATCGGAGGATGTGTTGCATCATTGCTGTGCTGATTTCCATAATAGATGAATATTTGTTTTAGTCGTTATTTCTGCCATCTGCCCGCCAGCCGTATTGCTGACGGGGTATCACAACGTGAACGTTGGTCGAAACCTCAACGTGCATCTATGCTTGGTTACGTGGCAATATGTTTTTGGGTATAGTTATAGCTGTACGTCATTACTCCGTACCTGTAAATGTTTATGCTTCAATGCTATTTGATTTTTGCAATTTTCCCATCAGAAGGATTTCCGCCAAATAGATGGTTGATGTAGGCAAGACCTTTTGGTTTGCAAAACACCTTTTGGCATAATATGTCAGGGTGGTTGTCTCTGCGTATTGGCGGCAACAGCGTCATTTCAAAGTAGCCTGCGTCAATATACTTTTGTTTCGGTTCGTTCCTGTCTTTGAAGAATATGCCCGCATCCCTTAGCTTCCCGAAAAGGGTGTTCCTCCCAAAACCGAGATTGAGTATCTTTGCGGCTTGACCTATGTCTACTTTGCCCTCTGCTTTGAAGGCAGCTTCGGCGAAGTCGGCTTTAGGCTGGAGTTTGGTAATCTTTGCATCTTTCTGCTCGATTTGCTTTTGTTGCCGCTCTGTTTCAATACGGAGTTGTTCCTTTTCCTTTTCAGAAGCTACTAACGCTTCCAATGCCTCAAGATAAGTTTGTGGAGTCTTGATAACTTTTTTCTCATTTTCGAGGTATTCTAAACGGTTGATTATTCTTTCACGCAGAACCGCATCATAACCTGATGCAAGAATAAGACAGCCTTTAGGGGTGAGATTAAAACAAGGACTTTGCCTATTAGACTTGTCAGTGTAAGAGGTCTCCACAAAATTGTGGGCAGCTACTCCTTGTTTGAGTAAGTTCCTTATGTCTCGTAAGATAGCATCATGCCTTTTACCCGTGACCTCTGCTATTTGAAGAGAGGTCATACCTTTCTGATTTGGAATTAACTCATTCGTTGTGTCAAGCATATTATAACGAATTATGATAAAAAGAAACCCTCCGTAGGTGTGCTTGACACAACATACGCAGGGCATAGAAGTCGCAGATTGTTTCCTTTCTGCCACCTTAGAGGGTTTCCCAATATCTTGTACAAAATTTGTTCGCTTTATTTTGCCCAAGAGTTATTATGTTGTATCAAGCACCGCAAAGATAGCCCTTATCTTTGAAATAGCAAACCTCTTATTGGAAAATTAATTATTTGGATTACTTTTTTCTTATTTTTGATTGGTCGCCCGAAATATTGTATTATATTTGCTGTACAATATAATACAATGTAATGCAAATAATAATATGGAAGCAGTAGTAAGAAAACAAACTTCGTTCCGCTTGCGTGAGGATTTATTGCAAATCTTGCAGGAACAGGCCAAAAAAGCAAACAGGAGTTTGAATAATTTTGTAGAAAGCACCTTAATGGATGCAATGTATTCAGAACCTAATGAAGAGACGGTTGCAGCCATAAACGAGGCGCGTTCCGGTAAATATGCCGGGGTTATTGATACGACAGATTTTGGCTCATTCAAAACAACAACAGAAAAGGCATGAGCGCAATAGACATTATTCGGGGTATTCTGATATACATGTACGGGCAAGACCACAACCCACCACACCTGCACATTAAAGACGGTGGCAACTGGTTTACTATCACTATCAAAGATAGGATGGTAGAAGGTAAGGGAACAGCAAAGACTATCCGACTGATAAATGAATACATAGACACCCACGAAGCGCAATTACTTGAAATTTGGGAAAAGGCGCAAAACGGTGAGAAGATAGAAAAGGTTAAACGATAAAAAGACAATGATATGATACTATTAGTAGAATCCGCTGAATACATGGGTAAATACACTCTTTTGTGTACGTTCAACAATGGAGAAAGAAGAAAAGTAGATTTAACGCCACTCCTGAAATATCCGGCTTTCGAGGAACTGAAAGATGAAAGCGAGTTTGAGCGTTACGGGGTTGACGGTACAGTATTTTGGGCAAACGGTGCGGACATTGCCCCTGAATTTCTTTATGAAAATGGGACACCATATAAAGCATAATTATCTTTTGATACAGACGGGGATTGAGCTTCTTAAACTTGGAAGCCACTCTGAACTATTTGGGAAAAAGAAGTGATAAGCTATTTATAACCAGTCTAAATTACAAAGATTTCCGTTAAAAATATTGTCAAAATGATTTATTAGGAATTACTTTGCAAACAAAACTTAAAAAATAGATATTTGTATGAAAAAGATTTTATTGCTATTAACTGTGTTGTGTTATTGTATATCTATGAGTTCCCAAGTTATGAGGGCTGAGGAATTGGAAAAATATGCAAAGGAGAAGTATGGGGATAGTTGGGTTGAAGCAGCAGAAACGCTCTCATCTCAATTAACTCTTGATAAAAACAATTCTTTAACCTATACACAAATAGTAGATTGTGGAAAAGCCACAAAAGAACAATTATATGTAATTCTGAATTATTGGTTTACTGCAACATTTAATGACGCAAATTCTGTAATAAAATTAAATGATAAGGAATTAGGAACTATAATTGGAGAGGGGTTTGTGGATGGTATATCCGAACACTTAGGAGGAATGAGCCGATACAAGGTGAGTATTACTCCTATTATAAAAGTTGACATAAAAGATACTAAGATACGTATTACTTATACCCTTCAATATTATAATATTATAAAAGTTATAGGCGGTGGAATAATATCTGCATTTTCAGATGGAACTCAAAGACCGCAAACAAATATAGAAAAATGGGCTATTGATACGTGTTATCCATTCGCAGAAAAAGATAAGCATAAAGCAAAAAAAACATCCTCCAAGGCATTGGTTATGGCTCATGCCTACTCAAACGTTATTATGGATAAGATTGAGGAAGTGGTTAAAAACGGACTGGTGGGAAATGAAAATGACGATTGGTAAATAAAAATATCTATATATAATCCCGTTTTATCGCCTTACTTAGGTTATTACCAAATAATAAAGCCAGATGTAATGTCTGGCTTTTTCTTTTTCTCTTCCCTTTTATGATTTTCATTTTTGCCTTTCTTATTTAGAAAATTATAAATAATTCAATATCTTTGTATCACCATGTGATGTTGCATGACACCCAATATTAGGACTTATGGCAAACGAATTTATAATTACCGATTTAGTCGACAAAAAAGCCGTACAACAATTAAAGGAACTCCGTCTTGAATTTGATAGTACAAAAGGGTCTTATGTGGAGCTTGCTAAGGAGTTGGCGCAAGGAGTAAAAACTAATCCCAAAACATTTGATGAACTTTCCCAAAAAGCACGTAATTATACCTCGCTGTTGGAGAAATTGAATAAGACGCAAGAAAATATGGCATCTATTCAGGCGAAACAACTTACCGTGCTACGTCAAGTATCCCAGCAACTAAATTCAATGTCATCTTTGCAAAAGTTAAACCTTCTGTTTGAACAGTTCGCTAAAAATATCAAGAATGCAAGTGATATGCTTGCCGGATTATCTTCCGTATCCAACCAGGTGTCTTCGGCACAGGATAATGCGGCTAAAAGCACCCAAACAGCAAGTAATATAATAAGCCAGGCATCCACTCAATTGCAGGCGGCAAATATGAACTATGCCACCATAATCGACACCGTACAGGCATATGATGGCGAAGTTACTAAGTTAACGGCTGATACCATAGCCAATAAAGAGGCTATGAAAAAGATTGATGCGGATATTAAATCTCTTGGAAAATCTTATAAAGACGGAGAAATTACTTTGTCTGAATATATAAGGCAGTCTTCGCTATTAAAACAAAGGCATACGGAACTGATGGCGCAAAATCAACAATATTCAGCTTTGATAAAAAATCATTCCACGGCAATTATTTCAGCTTCCGGCAGCTATTATGAAATGAATGCCGCCATGCTTGAGTTGCAGAAAAGGTATAAGGCGTTGAGTGAAGCTGACCGGGAAAGTAGTGTCGGGAAGAATTTGATAGCGCAAGCCAATGCTTTGAATAATAAGTTGAAAGAAATTGACTCTCAATTTGGGAATTATCAAAGGAATGTAGGTAATTATGCGTCCTCTTGGAATGGGCTTAATGTTCAGACGCAGCAGTTATTGCGAGAGTTACCGTCTTTAACAATGAGTTTCAATCAATTCTTCCTTGCCATATCCAACAACTTGCCAATGTTTGTGGATGAATTAAAAAGAGCAAGTGAAGAGTTTAAGCGGATGAAATCCGAAGGACAAACTGCGGTTCCGGTATGGAAACAACTTCTTGGCAGTTTATTTTCTTGGCAATCAGCACTTGTAATAGGTATAACATTATTGTCTGCGTATAGTTCGGAGATTATAGATTGGGTTGCGAGTTTGTTTAGAGGAAAGAAGGCATTGGATGAAATAATTTCCGTTCAAGACAAATTAAGGACAGCTCAAAAAGGAGCTATTCGTGATACAATAGAAGAACGTATCAAATTAGAACTATTATATAAGGCTGCCACCGATAATAAAAAAGCTATGGAAGAGCGTATCGTAGCTGCAAATGAATTAAAAAGTACTTTCCCTAAATTATTTGATAATTATACAAAAGAACAAATAATGACGGGGAATGCAAAAGACGCATATAGATTATTAACAGCACAGATTATCGCTACTGCCAAAGCTAAACGGGTAATGAATGAAGTGACAAAAGCCGCAACAAATTACGAGGAAACCGAGTTTAAACGGCTTAATCAAGTTTATACTGTCGAAAAAGCACGTGCAGAATATCAAAAGTTTGTAGATACGGGATTATCGAGAACAGAAGCAGGTATAGATGCAAAAAAGAAGCTTGAAGCGGAAGAAGCAACTTTGAAAGCTTTAAAAGAGCAAAGTATTCAGTATAAGAACCAAATGAATGATTTGGAAAAATTAGTAGATGTAAAAGCATTGGTTAATGACCCGGGTAAAAATAATAAAGCTTATGACGATGAAAAAAAGAAAGCGGAAGAATACGCTGAATATATCAAGAAGATAACAGAGGATTTATCCAAATCTAAAATAGAATTGATAGCTGACGGTAGAGAAAGAGAAATAGCTGAAATCAGTAAGGAATACAATGATAGGATTAAAGAGATAAAGGGTAGGACAGACGAAGAAATAGAGCTTCGGAAAAATCTTGAAACGCTGAAAGGAAAAGCCATTGCGGAAATAAACGATAAATACGATAAAGAACTGCTTGAAATAGAAAAAACAAATCTTGAAAACAGATTGGCTTCCATTGGGGAAAACTCGAATGAAGAATTAGACAAAAGGCTTAATCTCCAAATACAACTCAATAATATGATGCGTGATGCGGAAATAAAGGACGCTGAAAAGAATGGAGAGGATGTTGTGGCGATACGCATGAAGTACATGCAACGGGAAAATTCTCTCATAATGCGAAACCTCCAAGAAAGAATTAGGTTGATTGAGGCAAATACTGATAAGGTAGTAAACGAGCAGGAAACATCCGCTTTGAAAGAAGCTAATATCATAAAAAAACAATATGCAAATGGCGAAATAAGCAAAGAGGATTACGAAAAGAAATTATATGATATTGGGGTTAAGTATGCTAAGGCGCGTCTCCAGACTCTTCTTGCGGAAGCAAAAGCAGAAATGGCCCTTGTTGATATTAACAGTGAAAAGGCTAAGGAATTACAAGAAAGGATTAATAAAATTCAAGCGCAAATAGATGAACTGAATTATGACGATGCCAATAAAAAACAAAAAGAATGGATATACAAATTTAAGAGTGGTCTATCAGAAATGAATGATGCGGCAAGAGATACTCTTGGTGAAACGGCAGGAATATTTGAGGGATTATCTGATATAATGGTGGGTGTAGCAGAGAAAGGAAAATTGACTTTTAAAGGAACGGCAGAAGATGTGATAAAAAGTTTTGGATACCTCTTAAAAAGCGTAGAAAAAATCGTATTTGGTATCACTTCGTTAATGACCGATATATATGATGCCCGGATAGAAAACGTTGAAAAAGAACAAGAAGCCAACGATGAAGCATACGATAAAGAAATAGAACGTATAGAAGCCCTTGAAGAAAATGGTGCAATTTCTACCGAAGAGGCAGAAGTTCGCAAACGTGCAGCCGAAGATAAGACAGCTGCCAAAAATGCAGAGCTGGAAAAGAAAAAAGCTGCATTACAGGAGAAACAGGCTAAATGGGATAAAGCAAATTCTATTGTTCAGGCAGGAATAGCAACCGCTTTAGCTGTGACAAAAGCACTTCCAAATTTAGTTCTTGCTGCTTTAGTCGGTGCTATGGGAGCCGCACAAGTAGCCCTAATAGCAGCCCAACCCATTCCCAAATACGCCAAAGGAACAAAAGACCATCCCGGCGGTTTGGCAATAGTAGGTGATGGCGGCAAGAAAGAGGGTATCGTGACTAATAATGGGCTTTTTATCACTCCTGATAAGCCGACATTGGTAGACCTTCCGGCGCATGCGCAGGTAATCCCTGATTTATCATATATCTATGACCGTAGCGGGCTTACTTCTGATTATGGTTTATTGGAACAAAAGCTAAAGAATATGAGAGAAGAGGGGATTGTTGTTAATGTAAACAACGATTACAGCCGACTTGAAAGAAAGATGGAAAGCAATACCAAACAATTGCAGAACATTGGTCGGATTATGAAGAAAGCCAACCATATTGCGGATTACAATTGGATTTCAAGCAGAGTATAAGATATGATATATAATGACTTAAACAAAATATGCCTTTCCCGCTTTATAAACATATTCCTGGGGGATATTGATAAGGTTGTTCAAGGCGGAAGATATAGTATCAGAGAAAAGGCTTTGGCGGCCGAGAAGCTATGCAATGAATACTTATCAATAATAGGGGGAAAGTCTGTTTCTGCCCAAATAAACCGGAAAAATGAAGTGCTGAAAATTCAAATCCGATTAAATTGCCTTGCCATATGTCAGGAACTCATTTCTTCTGGAAACTGGAGTGATGCTGTAGAAGTCATGTCTGCTTTGGGTTATAAATTCAGAGAGGACGAACATGATAAGATAAAGAACCGGATAAGCAGCGTTTCCGCTTCTGACAACTACCGCCTTGCAAAATTGCAGGAAACATCTCCTGATATAGGGAAAATAAAAATGGATAGGGAATATTTTACCAAAGAACGCGTTTCTTTAATGTCTCATGTAAAAATGCACATTGATGAAAACACGTTCTCCGCCAAAGAATATGCCTATATGGTCAAACGTATGTGTGATGACATAGATGCTATGATACGTTCAACTTCAAAAAAGAAATAGATATGTATTACAGATGTGAACTGTTGATAGGCGGAATGACATATGACGCCACAAATGAGCTTGTTAATTGGGACGATGTAGAGATGTCTTTCAAGAGAGGGGATTATGACGGAGTTGTTCGTAGTTTTTCCACAAAATTTGAGTTTGCCAACGGCGCTTATTCGCTATTGCTGAAAGAATATTTGTCGAATTACCTGAACTCATCTGCAACACTCGTGTTTTATACCAGGAATAACTCATGGCTGTTAAATGAAAAGTTCAGATGCGCTTTGGACTACTCTACATTTTCCTACAATGATACGACGTGCGAAATAAATGCCGTCGACAACAGTCTCGCAAGCTTGATTAAGGCAAAGAAAGGCACGCAGTATGAATACCCGGTAAAAGAAATAAAGGAGTCCCAACCTTTGGATTATGACAGATTGTTAATGAACAGTGATATAAAATGGTCTATACCAAGTGACGCAGAGGAGCCTAATGTTTCCCATGTAATGACTGCTTATCCTAATGCTTATTATACTATTCCTTTTTATATGTTAGGACAACCGGAAATTGCGACAAAGGACATTGTAGAGGTTTTTGATACGGCTGAAAACCGATTTGAAAGTACGGAAAGTCTATTCGGAGAATATCTGTTCAAAAATATATCTGACAGGGATTTGACCATACGGATAAAAGTAAAATTCAGTGTATTCATTACGTATCAGAGACCAGGCGTATCCTTCCCGATATATATACGGCTTTCCTCTTATAATGAAAATAGTAAAGAGCTTAAAATATATTATCAATCCGCTACAATTCAAACATTTAATACATACACTGTCGATATTGATGAGAATTTGACAATATCTCCAGGTGAGATGATTAATTTCAATATAGCACTTGCAAAATCTGACCCTATATATCAAAAATTTCCCGTTAATTTTAAATTCAACAGTCTTGACACACCGTTAAATATAAGTTTTTCCGAGCGTGGAAAATCTGTAAAAATAGATTGTATCAGTCCTAAAGTATTGCTTAACCGTTTACTGAGGTCTATAACTGATAAGAACAATGTAACGGGTGAAATCGCCACCGGAGTAGATGAGCGTTTAGACATGGCGATGATAGTTCCGGCAGAAAGCATACGAGGACTTCCCAATGCCAAAATATATACATCTTATACCAAATTCGCCAATTGGATGAGCGCGGAATTTGGGTTTGTCCCTGTAATCGGTGACGAGAAGGTGACATTTGTTCATCGTGATACTTTATTCCAAGATACAGAAATAAAGGACTTGCAGGACAGCACTTCCGATTTGGAATACAATGTGAATGCCGGACTGGTTTATTCGGGGGTAAAAGTCGGGTATGACAAACAGGATTACGACAGTGTAAATGGTCGCGATGAATTCCGCTTTACCAATGAATACACCACCGGCATTACATTGACAGATAACGTATTGGAATTAGTTAGCCCATATAGAGCCGATGCTTATGGTATGGAATTTCTTGCGGAAAAAAGAGGTGAAGATACGACTGACAGCGACAGTGATAATGATATATTCTTTGTTGGAGCATCACTTGACGGAGAAAAATACAAGCTTGTAAGGGATGGATATATAATATCCGGTGTCATATCTCCTTCTACCATGTTCAATGCCATGTATTCCCAAAGGTTTATGATTGAAGCAAACGCAAGGTATATAGGTGCTTTTGCCAACGCGTTGGAGTTTACATCATCTGACGGTAACAGTGATGTGACAATCAATGGAGTTAGCGAAAGGTCGAGCATTGTATTGGGAAACAAACTGTTCACGGTAGGAGAACTTTCCGTCAAGACCGGAGATTTGGAAATACCGTCAGACTTGAAGGGTTACATTCGGGTGGAAAGGAACGGGCATATTTATAAAGGCTACGTAAAAAGTGCAAGCTATAATTATGGACGACCGGAAGCGGTAAAATATTCTTTGATAGTCAAGAGTGTAGATTAATAGATGAGGAGATTCCATATAAGTCTATCAGGCACTCGTTATTTTATAAGGTATTATTTGGAATTGGTCTAAATAGTATGTATATTTGCGCATGATGTGTGAAGTTGCACATCACTATAAAAGGACGAAAAGACATGGTAAAAGTTGGTGATGTTTGCCCTCTTTTTTTCTCACCTGTAAAAGATAAGTTTGGGCTTGATATGGACTATATTCAGAAGTTCCACGCTTCTGATAAAATCCATATACAGGTATTCACTAATGCTTCTGAGGAAGTTTCAGCGAGCCTGAACAATCTTGCCGCAGGAAATTCTACACCAATATCACTTTCCACATATAATCATAATGACAATGTAGTGATGTATTACGCCATTCTTCGAGACTTGGAGGATGCCGTATATACGGTTACAATCAACGAAGATACATCAGAACCTTTTATCGTATGCTCCTCTGACGACTTGTTAGAGGAAACTGTGCTTATCCGTTATTCCCATAAAAGCAATAACTCCGCTTTTGATAACATATTTTGGGTAGATGATATTCAGCAAGTATTTAATTTTCGTGTGGAAGCAGGATTTAAACCTGGAGGATATTCCCCTCGAATAGATAATGAGCAATATCGCAACCAAATGCAAGAGATAGAAGAATTATACGCAGTACCTTATGATGTATATAATCTTACAATAGGAAATTCAAACGGCGTCCCTTATTGGTTTGCAAAACACATAAACCGCATTTTATGCCTTTCTATGGTGGAAATTGACGGGACAAGATATGTCCGTTCGGAAAGTTCTGTTCCGGAAATGACGCAAGTTATTGAAGATAGCCAGTTGTTCCATATAAATATGGCTCTTGAATTACAGAATAACGATATTGCAGGTATTGGCGGCTCTCCGGAAGCTGGCTCTTCCGCCTCTTTCCCTGCATTCCTGATAGACCACGCCAAAGATGGAGAGATGTTGCAATTCAGCGCAGAAAAAGCTGCATTTACTAATGTTGATAAGGTTGAGGTATGAAAAAAAGGCTTAGTAAAATATTATGGTTTGGTGATGCTCTTAATGAAAACAATCAGGCAGCTCCCCCTGCTTTATCTCCGAGTGATGAAGAGCATTTACAAGGTCTGAATCTCGGGGAAATATATATATGCGTCGCAGATGCCGACCCAGCACTGTTCATCAGGACTTCCGCCGACCGAATTGTCTACTTTAAGGCTCTTGATATAGAGGCTTTATCCAAGTTCTTTATAAGAAAAGACAGACCGGACGAAGCTGGATTTTTAATAAAGTTCTTAGGTGGATTGTTTTCAGACTACATCCAGTCCATGAACTTTTCTTCCGGTGCTCTCGGTGAAGGCTTTGTCATTAAAGTAGATAGCAAGACGGGTAAATCCTACATTGAAGTGGACGAACTCTTTGTGCGTATCAAGGCGATGTTCTCCGAACTGGAGATAAAGAAGCTTTCTTATGCAGGGGGTAACTACATGTTCACCGCTGCCGGAATGAAATGCGGAACGGTGGAAGAACACGAGGATTTTTGGCGTTGCTTTCTTTTGGTGGATGATGGAGAAACGGCTATCGAGAACCCGTTCAAGGAAGGTGACCAGATTCGTTTCCAAGACTTTAATATCAAACCGGGTGTCTACGAGAATGTGTCCAACCGTTACTATTGGCGCTTATGTGTAGGTGTTGGCGAGGATTACATAGACCTTAGCAAGACGGACTGTGATGCAAATAGCGACATACCGCAGGAGGGTGATAGTCTTGTACAACTCGGAAATAGAACAGACAAGAAGCGTCAGAACGCAATCACCTTGTCCGTGTATGGCGATGATGCACCGAGTATCCATCAGTATGCCGGGATAGATTCCTATTCTTTAGCAGGCAAGGAAGTGACGGTTATCAGTCCGCAAGGCAACAAGTTCATGGGAGACTTTATCTTGAAAACGGGAATAAACATTATGACCCAGTTCAAGATATTGGAAGATTTGATTTACTCTGAAATCTCCAAAGTGCTTGACGAGGTGCAGGCAAAGGATAATTACCTGTACAATGCGGCATTTGCAAGCAATACGAACGGTTGGGAGACAAAGAACGATGTTCGCTTCTTTACTGTAAACGGAAAATTCTTATTAGTGAATGGGGAGTTCTATTCCCGTAAGGACGCTATGGCTGCCATTATCAGAGATGGGGATAGAAACGTGCTTCGTATCCTTTCTTCCGGAATTAAACAGTCAAATGCTGATTTAGCCAATAAGCCTACCTATGAGGAAGGGGAAGAACCGAAGAAGTTCTTTATCTCTTTCCGGTATAAGGTAGCTACAGCCGGAACGCTGACAATAGGATTTTCCGGTCAGAACCTGCATTTCACCGAACGTCTTGAACCAGGTGAGGAATACGCAATGAAGGAGTATTCCGGCACATGGGACGGAACGGGCGACTTTGAATTGAAGTTTACGGGGGATATATACATACATTCGCTGGCTCTTGCCGAAAACGCATTCGAGGATTTGTATACTAAATTGAGTTCCGAAATAAAGCAGACAGCGGAAAGTATCAGGTTGGAAGTAAAGGAGCTTTCTGAAAGTAATAATCAGAAGTTCTCACAGATTGAGCAGACAGCGGAAAACCTCAAATTGTCTGTTACAAAAATAGAGGAAGATGTAACGCAGTTGGGGCTGGACATCAATGGGGTTACCGATGAACTTAAATTATATGTCAAAAAAGACGGATTAGGTTCAGAAATCAATGTGGCACTTGATAATATTTCCGTGGTTTCCAAAAATATATACTTTACCGGAAATATATCCGCCAACGGGAATGTGTCTATTCAGGCAGACGGGACAATAAAGGCTATTGGTGGATATTTTGAAGGAGAGATAAATGCAAACAGCGGGGTGTTTAAAAATGTAAGAACTCCTAACAACTCTTTGGTGGTAGACGAAAATGGGAATGTTAGCATTGTCGGCAAAATATCAACCGCTTCGTCAGGTACAAAAATAGAAATAGACCCAAATTCAAACAGTCTAAAGTTTTATAATTCAAAAGGATATGATGTGGGTGGAATTTCATTCCTTGATAGTGGAGCCGGAGGTACTTCTGTTACTTACCCAAGATTAAAATTAGACAATATAGCAAGTGATGGCAACTTAACTGCGTCTACCACCCTTTTTGCAGGGTCATTGTCAATGATTTCAAATTTAAGTGGTTCAAGATACCAAGTGTCTCTTGGCATCAGCGGACTTTCTTTTTATAAAGATGGAAGATTAACTAAATCATACCCAAGCTCATGAAAAAGATAAATTTTAAACAATTACTGATTGCTACGGACATTACCCGTAAGCATTGTGAAAATATAGATTGTAGAGAGAATTTTGCGAATGTATTATACCGGAACGGTAACGGTATCGCATCGCATGCACTCGCTTTGAAGATATACAACTCCAATGAAGAGACAGAGTATAGTGATGAAGAAGTATCCCTGATACAAGAGCATGCAAATGCTTTTTGCAAACCTTTCTTCATTGACGCGCTCAATCGTGCTATCAACAATCAACCGGAAGAAGTAACCGATAAACAGGAATAATTATGGCTTGGACAGAACAGGATTATCAAGAAATAGTTGCCCGCCTTAAAACAGAGTCGCAAGGTGTTGGTGACGTCCCTAATGCAGAAACGCTTACTGGCATAAGTTCTCTGCCCGCATATCAAGAGAAAGACGGCGAGGACATTATTGTACGTGCCCCACTTGAATTGTTAGCTGCTCCCGCTTTGGATGCCGCTGATAAGGCAAATGCAGCCGCTACTAAAGCAGAAGAGAACGCCACAGCAGCACAGACAGCCGCAAATTCCGCCAATGAGAAAGCAGGACTGGCGGCACAAGCTGCATCCGATGCCAACGCAGCTAAAGAAGGAGCAGAAGCGGCTACCCAATCCGCAAACAACGCTGCATCCAATGCCGAAGAGAAAGCCACCGCCGCTAATACAGCCGCCCAAGATGCCGAAAAGGTTGCCAACAATCCGACATACATCGGCAAAGACCACTATGTCTATGTGTATAACAAGGATACGGAAAGTTTCGACAAGACGGATATTTATTGCAAAGGCGAACCGGGAAGCTCTTTCCGTGTGGCTGGTGAATACGCCACCCTTGAAGCCTTGAAATCTGCCGTTCCCGATGGTTCGGCAGTTGACGGGTTCATGGCTGTAGGTACGGAAGCCCCTTATGATTACTACGCATGGGTGAACGGTGAATGGGCAAGCCAGGGGAAGATTGGCGGCATAGACGAGGCGCCAACTGATGGAAAGGCATACGGTCGTAAGAATGGGGATTGGGCGGAAGTCTCTGATAAGAAATATGTCGATGACAGCATTTCAAGCGCTCGTAGTGTTGGCTACATGATGCAGCTTACAGAGATTGACACCTCCGGGTTGGATGAAAATACATGGTATCCGGTTACGATTGCTGCTGGAGAAAGAATGAACATACGAGTAGAAGTGCTGGTATCATTAGATAGCGGTACAAAACCGTCATGGTCTCAACATGAGAGAGGTTTTTCTACTCGTAAAATTTGGGAATTTGCTCCGAATGCTTGGGGCGTTAATCGTGATAGCAAGACTACTATATACTTATCAGATTTTATTCATGCAGATATAGACCCTGTGAGGGGTTTAGGTAATTTGAGCCACTTTGATATATGCTATGTTTTTGTACGAGGTGGTGGTAAATATCACTTTTATGCTTCTCATGAAGCAAAAGTTATTCTTCATACCGGTACATATATAGCAGGCGACCAAAGTGTTAGTCCAACTACTGACCCCCCTGCGGAAATAGTGGCGAATATAGCAACGAAGGAGTATGCGGATAATATCGGTTATGGCAAAGTTATTGATGTTGCCGATGGTTCTTTGTTAACTATCAATAAAAATATATGGGGTACAGAAGCTTATGACCATGTTGTTAAAATATTTGGTTCTACTGATGTTATTAAGAATATGATTATAGATATTTGCAATAACCATACTAAATATTATATACATAGTTACTCAAGCTATAGAAATTGTATAGAACTTTCTTCTGTTTATACTTATTATACTGATGAAGAAAGATATGAAATAGAATTTAATATTAGTTATTATACTTCTCAGGGACCTGTTTCTAAACGAATAGCAATAGCATTAAACTTATTTGATGACGATAAAAGTGAGGATAAACTTTTTATTGAAGATATTCTTACATCCGATAATCTACAAAGAGTTGTTAAACGTACTAAATCTGAATATGATAGTATCGGTACTAAAAACGAATATACAATGTATGCTACAACAGATGCTTGATATGAGAGATAAGAATTTAGAGCGGAAATATAAACCCTGATATTAAAAAATGGAGATAGTTAGATATGGTTAAAATTGGAGCTACATCTATTAGTAATCTTGCTGTTGGAAATAAAAATATTGATTTGCTTAATATCGGTAATAAGATTATTTATGCTGGCTATCCTTATCCTTGTGTTGGTGAGAATGATTTAACACCCATTACTCTTCAACAATACATTGAGTTGCCTTATTTTGGAGACCCGCAAAATTTTCAAGTAGCACTATATTTTTCAAAATATATAGAAAGTTTTGAATATAGAATTGTATTAGCTAGAATAGATAGCGGTTTTAAAGTTTGTCCTCTTAATGAGCAAGTAATTCCTGATGTTTACGGTTCTGTCACGAATTACGGTAATTATGCTGTTCTATTAGGTATGTGTGCTCCTCGTTATATTGCCAACGAAACGACCGCTCCAACGGTGCTTACTGAATTTAAAATTGATGGTAAATTATACAGCTATAATTATATAAGAAAGTAATTATAAGAATTGAATTTAACTTTTTTGATTATGAGAGTAAAAGTATTTTATGAAAACTGGTTTGCGAAACTTATCCTATTTGGCAGCTACACAACAATCATGCTCTTCGGCTTTATCCTTACGAAGTTGAAAGAGTTGTCCGAAACAATCATACGCCATGAACGGACACATCAGAAACAGTTCTTCGAGTGTATGGAGATAGCGGCTATCCCGTCCGTATTGCTGGCATTCCATGTCAGTGCGTGGTGGTTGTTACTTATCCCGCTATTCTACTACATTTTGTATTTGGCAGAATGGTTTGTGAGCTTTATATACCATCTGTTTACAGACAGCAAGATTGGGGACGGTAAGGTCAATAAAAACGCTTACCGTGCGAGCGCATTTGAGATGGAAGCCAAACTCAACCAGGATAATCCGAACTACTTGAAAGAACGTAAATGGGGTGCATGGTTCAGATACTACGGCAAGATATGAAAATCCCGTCCTACTCTCACGAGCAAAACGGAATGACAGTAGTTCGCTTATTTGATAAGAGACACAAAGATAGGAATAATTGACAAATAACGATAAGATGAAGAATAACATTATTACCCAAAGCATACCGGGTGGTTTCTCGGTAATAGCAAGCAGTTTTATTGCACAGTCATTGGAACACATGATACCGTGGCTGATAGTGACATTTTCAGTCGTTGTATGCGATTTGATGTTCGGGATAAGGAAATGCCTGCTATTGGGTGAAGAATTTCGGTTTTCAAGTGCCGTGCGCCGTACTATGGGTAAAATGGTGACATACTTTGCCTTTGTCTGTATGGTGGTGATGATAAACATTGCTTCCGGCAATAAATGGAATATTGATGTGTATTCATGCTTGTTTGTCTGCTTCATAGAGTTCTGCTCTATCATAAGTAATATCTTGAAGCCAAAGGGATATAATTTCAATTTACTGAAAGCGTTGGGATTATTCGGAAAGAAAGTACTCGATGTCGAGAAAGAAGATATGAATGAAATAATAACTAAAGATAAGGAGTAACAAAATGAAAAAGAAACTGATTATCGCAGCGATTGTTATCGCTATCATCGTGGGAGTTATGCTTTACATGCACTACACACCGTTTTGGGTGAACCTGACTACTGTTGCATCATTCGGTGTCGGTGTTGTTGCCGGATGGGTGGCTCGTTTAGTTTATGACAAATATTTCAAGGAGGACGTGCAGAATGAAAATATTGATTGACAACGGGCACGGAAGTAACACTCCGGGCAAGTGTTCACCGGACGGAAGATTGAAAGAGTATGCGTATGCCCGTGAGATTGCCATACGTTTGGAAGCCGAATTGCGCAAACAAGGTGTTGACGCAGAACGTATCGTCAAAGAGGAAATAGACGTTCCTCTATCGGAGCGTTGCCGTAGGGCGAACGAATACAAGGCAAGTGACACAATCCTCGTATCTATCCACTGTAATGCAGCGGGAAGCGGCTCTGAATGGATGCAGGCACGTGGTTGGGAAGCGTGGACTTCGGCAGGTCAGACGAAAGCCGATAAATTAGCTGATAGCTTATATGCGGCAGCCGGACGACTTTTGCCGGACATGAAGATACGCAAGGATATGTCAGACGGTGATGCTGATAAGGAAAGCGGGTTCTATATCTTGAAGCACACGAAGTGTCCGGCAGTCCTTACGGAAAACCTATTTCAAGACAATAAGGAAGATGTTGGCTTTCTATTATCGGAAGAAGGAAAACGGGCAATAGTAGACTTGCATGTGCAGGGAATTGTGAACTATTTGAATAACTCTAAAAAGTAAACATCATGGCAGCAGAAGTTTTATCATTTCAACAAGAAGAAGGCAAAACAGCGTATTACGCAACGTTTGTCAGTGACGGCAATCCCGTTACCATACAGATAAAGAACAAGGGCGGAATGGTGACTGTATTTGCCAATATTGAAGGCATGAATCCTATCCCGCTTTCCCCAAATGCCAATCAAGCCTTAGGGGCTCCCAATGTGATATTTCGTCTTATTGGCATAGCGGCAGGTATGGAAATTACAATAAGAAGTGCTACGAAAGTGTCAGAAGCGAAAATGATTAAAGAGGGATAGCCTTATGAAACCAATCACTATCCCTCACATCAGCATTCCTATAATCGGCATTCCCGTAATCAGCATACTTACCATAGGGTTTCCCGGTGCTGGCGGAAATAAGCCGCATCCATTTCCTGACGAAGGGTATTTATTATTAGCCAATGACGCTCCATTGTTGTTGACTAATGAAGAGCCGATATTGCTTACAAGTAAAAATAAATAGTAGTATGGAAGAGAAAACAGAAAAAGGACAACAAATTGGACAACTCCCCAAAAGAGACGTTTTGACGGGTAATGAGCAGTTTCCATTTCAAGAAGACAGAGAAAACGGTTCTATCACCCCTAACGCCCTAAAGAGTTTCATTAGTTCTGGAAAAGGTGGATATATGAGCTATATAACCGAGTATAATGTTTCTATTCATCATCCTTCATCCGGGATTGATGGCAGTAATAGATATACATTAGAAGATGCTATTGTTCAAGTTCCGGAAACTATAAGAATAGCCGGGCTAAAGGTGTCATTCTTGAACAATAGCGGACTTGTGGAGACATGGGAATTTGCAGGTGGAGCATTTGAAAATATCGAGAACTGGAAATCAAATGAAGATAAATTGACCGATATCCGAGATGAAGCCATCGACAAAATAAAGGATGCGGAAAGTGATGCAATTTCAAATTTCAGTTCCCAGCGTGTTACTCCTGATATGCTGTCCGAATCAACCAAGCAGTTTATTAACGCAAGTGGTGGCGGCACAATAAATAATCTTGCGGACGACGAAGACCTTGTGTCTGTAGACAAAGGGGAGAACTTAAGTGTTTTAAAGTTTGCCGACCGTGCTTATAATCCTGGAATATATGTGGGAATGGGGTATAAAATCTTGCGCAGGAATATTATAGACGGTAAAAATATACTTACACAGGATATGATAAATCAGTCATATACGATTTATGTCGTTCAGTATGATTTTGATTTAAATGGTGCTCAAATCACTATTCCCAAAAACTGCATTTTGAAATTTGACGGGGGAAGTTTGAGTAATGGCAAGTTGACTTCCATTGGTTATGTCAGGTGTATAAATTCAGATACCCCGGATTATTCAAATGAACTTAAATGCGATATAGACAATAATTTTGTAGACAAATTTCCGATAAATCCATATTCTAAGCTCCAGCAGAAAAATGATACGATACTGACTCTGAATGTGGGGTATTGGTCTAAGGAAACTCCGGTGGAGCAACCTGCACAATTCATCAATTACATTAAGTCATGCGGATGTATAGGTATAACGGTAGTTATTGCCTTACATAACGATGAGAAAGGGAATATTATACGGGATTATCCGGAAAACTTTTATGATTATTTCCATACTAACGGTGTAAATATAGAAGCGGTCAAATTCCATATAGATGGAGGTGATTATAATGGACGGGATAATGTGGAATTTTATAGAAATTACGTAAATGAAGTAAGGGATATAACCAGAGATTTTGTAGGAAAGAATGACGTACATGCAATATTTATATTGAATGAGTGGTATGAGCCTACAGATGAAAGGAATAAGGATATGTGTAATATAACCAGGTCTTTAATATCAGATATAAAGGCTTGGGGATTTAAGGTCGGAATATCGGGGTATAGGGGAGACAAATCCAATATGCCCTTTGATTTATTCAATAAGTTTGACTATAAAGGGTTAAATATATATCCATTTTTCGGGTTAAAGGATGAATTTACAACAGAAGAGAACACGGATATATACACTCCCTTCAATTTACTATATAATACAATGTCAAGCCATGGCAAGTATGTGGCAAACTCAATAACGGAGAGTGGAGCTTCGGAAAGCTATTATACATTGCGGAATCCGGCAGATAATACCGTAAAATACGGTAAAAATTTTACAGAGTATTCCCCTCTGATTCATTTGTATAATAAAGGCCTGTTTCATTTTGCAGGCAATTTAAATCCCAAATTCATATGTACATGGTATTCTAAACAATTGTATTTGGGAAAAGTTGAGGATTTAATCAAACAATACTTATTCTAATAAAATGGCTACTTATTACATTATAGGAAAAATATGTTCTACTGCCAATGGATATACATTAGGAACTATCAGTCGCTATGATTATCATGTTGAAATAGCCCATTGTATAAGTGAGGCAAATGTAGAATATCCGTTTTTTATTAAGCATACTACTGAAGATCATTTGCCTAATATATCTGATATAGTTAGTTTTAAAAGTACTATAACAGGTTTATATATCATCAAGAAAAAAAATGATAATAATTTATACATAGCTTCTGTTTCGAATTACAAATTCTATATAGATTCAAGAACAATATGGCATTTTGGACGATATAAGAATACTGATTTTCAAAACATATTGTCAAATCAGGAGATGGGGATAACTTCAAATGAATCGGTTACAGATGATGATATAGAAGAAAAGCTTCAATCGTCAATTGGCACATTGTCTGATGACCATACAATTCTTGTCAAGAATAATATCATTGTAATAAATTACTCCGCTGATAATCCCGGTGTATTCAGAATAGTGTTCAACTTACTGAATACTTTAAATAAATCCAATAATATTTTGGATTTATATTCTTTCGGTGACGGCAATGTCCAGGGAGTACTTTCCAATTACACCAATGCCGTAAAAGGATTTGAAGCTTATATAGAAAAAGTACATAAAAATATTTTTATAAAATGTAATATAAGTGGAGCGTATTTGTTTAACTGTACTCTTAAATACAATATAGCAACTTATAAGTTTACTAATTCACTTCCTGACGGGTTAGAAAAAATCCCTATCAGTTTTTTGGGAAATATTGCCAATAATAGTGGTAAGACCGAAGACAGACCTACTAATGCGGATAAGGGTTTTCAATATTATGATACAGATATAAACAAGCCTATTTGGTGGAACGGTTCTTCATGGGTAGATGCCAGTGGTTCTACAGTGTAGTGTTTTACTAATTATTTATGGTATGAAAAATAACATCTTAGGTGTGGTGGTCTATCTATCCACCGCCATAGTATTCGGTGGCAGTACTGCACTGCTGATGCTCTTTATCAAGGAGAACAGCGACCGTTGCCACTACTATAACGGCAAGTGGAACAAAATAGACTTGCTGTGTGGAGCTGTCGCAATATGTGCAGGCGTGGTTGTTAATCATTATCTGTTGAAGTTATGAAGAAGTTAGTGTATATAGTGTTTCTTGTGTTGACGGTGTGTTCCTGTAGAACGAGGACTGTTTATATGCCCGTTGAAACAAAGGTTCTTGACAGCATAATATACCATGACACTACATTTCAAGAGAAGCTGATACCGTACAAGGACAGCGTATCTGTTGCCGATACAACGTCATTCCTTCGCAATCCGTATGCCTACAGCTATGCTTCATTTAGCAACGGGATATTGAACCATTCATTGGGCATTTATCCTCATGCTACGGTAACAGTCAAAATGCCGTATTTTATCGAAAAGATAAGAAGGATTGAAGTGCCCAAGCCTTATCCGGTAGAGAGGGAACTGTCATGGTGGGAAAAGTTTAAAATCAATTACGGTGGTGCCAGCATTTCGATAAATCTGACATGTGTTTTATTCGTAATTGTTTGGCTCACCATAAAGATAAGAAAGAAATTAACGATGTAGAAGTTGGCTTGTAGCTGACACTCTTTCGGGGGCTTAGAGTATAAAGAAAGCCCCCAACGTTCAAATAATTATTGCCACATAAAAATTTGAAAAAAGCATAAGACACCGCACGTTGGAGGCTTTAATATCTTCAACACGGTATCTTATGCTTTGTTCGTATATAATCAAATATTTTATGTGGCAGGGCAAAGATAAATATAAAATTCAGAAAAACTATGTGTAAGTCAGAAATCTTTGCCGAAACAATCAATCTCGTGGCGCAGGAGACCGAAATACCCGCCAGCCGAATACTATCTTCGGATAAGGATACGGAAACCGTAGACGCCCGCTATTTGCTTGTACAGTTACTTGTCGAAAGGGGAATGTATCCTTCACAGATAGCTCCTAAAATTCACAAGACCAAACGCGCGATAAACTACATGATTTCCAATTTCCAGGAACGTATGAAAGGCGGGAAAATGTTGAGAATATATTGGGAAAACATTAGGAAAGCGTTGGGAAACAACTGATTTCATGGCAGTATCGGTATTTATACTTTTGTGATGCGGTTGATTTTGACCGTAATACAAAATATAAATCTCTATGGAAAGAACGTATGTCTTCAATCAAGACGGGAACAACGGAAATGGTGGTGGAAGCAAATTCGACATCATGGCTATGTTGCCCAACTTGATGGGAAGCAAGGGTGTAGACCCCGGACTTCTCGCTTTACTGAACCAGGGACGTGGCAGCCAAGACCAATGGGGCGGCTCGTGGTGGTTCATCTGGATTATCCTTTTGTGGTTCTGTTGGGGCGGCAACGGCTTTGGCAACCGCTTTGGCAATGGTGGCGGTCTGCCTGCCGAGCTTAACGGTGATGTCGGTCGTGAATACCTGATGTCAGCCATTCAGGGCAATGGCAATGCCATCAACCAGCTTGCTTCTTCTTTGAACTGCTCTACCCAACAGTTACAGAGCGCCCTGTGCAACATCCAGGGACTTATCGCCAATGTGGGCAATCAGGTCGGCATGTCTACCCAGCAAATCATCAACGCATTCCAGTCCGGCAATCAGGCTGTTCTCACACAATTGGCAGATTGCTGCTGCAAAAATCAGACAGCAATTGAGCGTCAGGGGTATGAAAGCCGCTTAGCAAGCTGCGAAAACATGAATACGCTTACACGCACAATGGAAGGGAATACGCGTTCTTTAGCGGACGCTTACCGTGAAGGCTTCCAAGCACTTGTAGCAAAAATGGATGTGGCAGAGGCGCGTCGTCAGCAAGAAGCGTTGGCTGCTAAAGACGCTGAAATCTCTACTTTGAAAGGTGAAATTTCACAGCGTAATCAGAATGCAACTATTCTTGGAAACGTAACGCAACAAATTGCTCCAATAGTAGCAAGTCTACAAACATTGCAGGGAGAGGTGGATAAAATCCGCTGTTCAATGCCGCCTACAGTAGCAGTGCCATACCCGCAATTGCAAGCCATCAACACAGACTGTTTCCGTGCTGCGGCTTTCGGTGCTTACGCCGGTGATGCAATGTATGGACGTGGCGGTTGTGGTTGTAACAACTACTGGGGTTAATTCCGGTAAGAAAGGGGGTAATTATGTGGCCTAACTTTTTTACAGGATTTCCTTTCTTGTTCCCTACTATTGGAAGGGCTAATTTCAATACCCTTCCTACGGTAGCCGTAACAGTCGGCACGGAGAACGTGACTTTGGAACTTCCTAACCATGCGTTCCGTAACAGAAGCTATGTAGGCGGTTTCTATATCAGTCTCCGCCAGGCGATACCTGCCGGTACGACTGCTACACTCCCGATACTGATAGGGACTAACGGGGATACAAGACCGTTGCTGGCTTACAACAATGAGCCGGTGACTGTCGGCAACCTTGCCGGAACGGGTATCTACGAAATCCACTATAACAAGTACACCAACGAACTGTTCCTTGTTAACGGTGGGTATCGTCCGACAACCGCATCGGCACCGACTCCGACAGCAGAAGCAACCGCTCAAAAGAGCAAGTAGTTAACATGGGGCTTTGTGGTTGTTTCCAAAATGGAAATAGCCACACCCCTTTAAAATCAAACCAATATGTTTCAATCACTTCGTACCAATAACCAGTTGTATATACTTCATAAGGATGCTAACCCGTTTATCGAATACGGTCCGGTAGTCAGCGTTTCCGCTCCTAAGCCGAAATATCCTATGGCATCCCCTATGGGACAGTTGCCCCAAATGGAAATGGTTGTGGATGTCGTTGTCTGTATCAACGGGCAGAACACGACTTTCCAAAATCTACCTGCCGGCATGGATATAGCCGACTTCGGGCAGAACGGCAATATCGTAGTGTCATGCTCTCGTGATGCGATGAACAACGAGGTTGCTTCTATGAAACAGAAAAGCATAGACATTATCAATAGCATGGACTTCCACAATTCCGTCATTGCGGGATGTGACAAGATGCTGACGCTCTTGAACCCCGAATTTGCAGAGAAACAACGTCAGGAACAGGAAATATCCTCTCTGAAAGGGCAAATGGCGGAAATGAGCAAGAACATGTCCGACCTTATGGATTTGAACAAACGGCTTATGGAACAGCTCGGAGTTGCTGAAACATCTAAAACAAAGAAATAATATGGGAATGTGGGAAATATTGGAAGAAGGGCGCGGAGAATATGACCGTGACTTCGGTATGAGAGGCGGTAATCCTATGGAAGAAGCCTATAGAGAGGGTTGCCGTTATGGTTACGAGAGAGCCATGCGTGAGATGCAGGGCGGTGAAATGGGCTATCGTAACAGCGGTGGTTCACGCGGTGGAAGCTATAGCGGCGGCTCAGATATGGGCGAACGCCGTATGCCGGGTTACTTCCCGGAATATCCGGTTTACAGCGAACGCCGCGGTTCACAGCCTTACGGTGATGATATGGGCGAACGCAGACGCAGACGCGCCAACGGAGAGTTCATGTAATGGAGAGGGGATTATTCCCCTCTTTTGCCAATCACTTAAAATCAGGAAAATATGAAACAAAGATTAGATACATACGACAGAATACCGCCTGCAATGGCTGACTATCTCAGCCAGTACGGATGGCATTTCAGCAAGAAGATGTGCCTATGGGCTGTTTCCCGCATGAAGATGGAAAACAAATCTACGGGCAAGGAGGAAAAACTTGAACCAATCAGCAAAGAGCAGGTAGAGGAACTTCTTAAAAAGTACAGTATAAACCTGGAGAAGGATGCAGGATACGACAGCGTTTACGTGGCAAACATGGCGAAGTCGGATTACTACAAAAGTTCTATCACTGACGAAGCACATCTCGCATTGTTCATTAAGGATTACATAGATGATGTGGACGCTTACAATGGAATGCCTTTCACGCGGTTCTATGCCGACTGCATAGGCTCCGGCAATCCTATCATGTGGGAACAGATGATGTAGCCTATGATAATACAGGAATTTTACATACCGGATTATGATTGGGAAGTGCGTGTATATTATGCGGTGGACTGCTATTATACCGACCGTATCATCGCCGACCTTCGGCGGGTTGGATGCAGGGGGCTGGATTTGGCGAATGCCTATAAGAACATGCGCTCCTGCAATCTGAATACGGGTATCACTTACTCCAATATCCGAAACAGGCAAACCGTAATGGTTATAGCCCTTACTTCTTCCCCGGCAGAGTTTCAGAACTCTTTCGACCATGAAAAGGGGCATCTATGCCGGCATATCTCACGGGCGTTCGGCATCGACCCGTATGGAGAAGAAGCGCAGTACCTTAGCGGATATGTGGGACAGAAGATGTTCCCGGTAGCGAAGAAATTTTTGTGTGAACATTGCAGACGTAGCTTATGTGGAAAATAGTACAAGCCATTTTATCAGGCAAATCACGGGAAGAAGTATATAACATGCTTTCTCCCGAACAGAAAGAGACGCTGAACAGCCTTGCCATAGCAAATGGTATAAACCGCCAACAACGTAGAAAACTTGAACGTGATGCGAAAAAGGGATTACATAGATGAATTGCTTGAATTGGCGGACAATGTCCTTTACATGGACTATTGCCGCCTTTTCCAGGTTATCCAATGGAACGTTTAGAACGCTTTGAACGGATTCTCCATTGGGTTATACCGCTTGCCGTTTTGGTGAGGGTATTAGCTTGGTGTCTCTAATTCTTTTACATCCTCTAAAGCCTTATATAGCACATATAGCGTACCTATGTGACATTTAAACAAGTCGGTAGCGCCTTCTTCTACGTATTGTGCGTAATCAAACACCAGTTCGATAAGCTCCCCTCTAAGTTCTTCGGGTGTTATGCTATGTTTGAATAATTCGTCTATTGCGCTAAGGTCGTATTGCTTCTTAGCGGGTGTTGTATTTCTTTCCATGATGAATATTTGTTTAGTCTTTTATTTAAAATGCAATTCGTTGTAAATCAAGTGAACTAAAATTTTTTATTTCACTCAAATGAATTGAATAAGGTTTGCTCACCTCGTTTATAAGGTGAGCAAGAATTAGTTTTAAGGTTATGCTACATTCATTAATGACAGCAATTCATTCGATGTTTTTAAGAACCATATAGGAGAAGGGAATGAAGCGTCTTTGTGTTGGTGCATTTTCCCATATTTCTCACCTTTCTTTGTGATAATCCATTGAGGAACGTCTTTCCCTTTGCTTTTGCTATGTCTTGTCACTTGTTCTATCAATCCGGCTTCAAGCAATCTTCTGTTTCCCTCTTGTCCACTCATACGCTTCCCTTTTTTATTCATAATTCCTTTCTGTTTGAGAAGCTCTGATATTGGTAGTGCCGCTTCCTCATCAACAAATTCGGGCAATGGCAATCCAAGAGGGTCAGCTATTTTTTGAAGCATACCTAAAGTGGAATGATTATCAAGATTAAGAAGCTTCTTAGTTTCCTTTACCCATGTAATTTGGTCTTTCAGCACTAACGATTGCTGGGGCTTCTTCTTGTCTTCAATAGTTTTATGAACGGCGTGATGGAATACTTCCCTGTACACCTCAAAAACGGCTCTTACTTTTCTTGCAATGAAGAACTCCATACAGGAAACGGTAAGTTTATAATCAATTTTATTACTACCTCCCCAACTTACTTCATCTTGCTTGCCATTTTGGGCAAGCGTCTTGTAATCAACCCCCTCAATAAACTGTTCATTTGAAGTCAATGCCCTAACAGCCTTTCCTTTTTCAGAATAGACTAAGGGCCAAACTTCATCGAGATTTACGGGAAACTCGTCATCAGATTGTGACAACTTTAACACTGCGTTGAAATACGCTTTGATTTCGCTTTCGCTACTCTCCTTTGATAAAATAATCTTTTTAGCCATAGTTATAACGAATTTATTGGCATTATAGAACAGAAAAACGGCTGTTCACTTCCCGTTCGTTACACTCCTTGATAGGCAGTTGCTACGCCATTAAGCAATAGCACGGGGTTAAACAGCCGTTGTATTATATATACAGCGTACTTACAAGCATAAAAAATGCCTGCTAATAGCAGACAACCGTCTGCCTATCATAAAGTGTAACGCTGCAAATATACCTCTAATTTCTATAACGCCAAATAAAAAACTTAATATTTTACTTTTCTACCCCATATCATCGCGTTATACAACGAAGTGGCATACATCTTAATCTCATCCTTGCTTTCAAGGAAATCAACCTTAGAGGCTGCTATCATAGCCTCTGCATAAATCTCTTTGTTTAAAATATTATTCTCTTTCATGTTATCTGCATTTCACTTTTGTAAGTCCATACTTAGCCAATCTTAGATATATCTTCCTTACACTTACATCCAACATTTCAGCCATTCTGCGGGGTGGTATCTTTTCTTCCTTGTACAACTTGGTAATGTTTTCTTCCGAAAGTGGGTCTACAAACGTTTTCTTTGGCTCTGTTATCCCCATCCGTTTACGTGCTTTCGCTGCATATGCTTCATTCTGTTTGTCTTTTGTGACGTAAATAACAGTGGTCTTGTTAAGGCGTAGAGGGAATAGCCTTCTTTCCACTTCCTTGTGTTGTTCGGCAAGGCTTTCTACATCCCCGTTAACCGTAGTGTCAATCTTCTTGTATTTGTCCGGGATGCGGGAATGTCTGTCTCTGATTATTCTGCCTGCTCTTCTCATGACTTCTCTTCATTGTCTGAAAACACTAAATTTTGTACTTCTTCTTCCCATATATCTCCCTCATTTCCTTCAAAGTCAAGATATACCGTATCTTTAGGGCTTGGATTGTTGAAACTAGAAAGCAGCCCTATTACCTGCATGGGTATGGAAAGTCTTTCTCCTTGTGGTGACGGGAGTTTTATTCTCACCCGGTCACCGATTTTTAATTCTGTTATATCCATTATTTTATTATACTAAATTTATGATACCATTTATCTGCATAACTGAACCATCCTATAATGAATGATTTGCCGAAGAGGGTTGCTTTGTATAG